TCTCTTCTCACGGCGGTTCTCTCCTTTTTCAAGCTTTGGGTTACCCGATTCTATCAGAACCGGGCTGGAGAGAGCCGCCTCAACCTTCAACTATGAACGGGACACCACCCCGCCTGAGTCCACTGGCTTCATGCGGCCCAACATGTGCTGAAGAAAGAGGAGCTGACCATCGCTGATCCGGGGCAGCCCCGCGCCGAACCGACCGGAAGAGCCGCGCTCAGCCTCACGGGTCACAGCCTCTTGATCACGCTTCCAGTCCTTGCCGTAAGGTGGATTTGCGAGGAGGTAGTCGAACCCCTGTCCCACAAGCTGGTCGTTGGAGAGCGTGCTGCCGAACTTGATGTTGTCGGCGTCGCGGCCGTCCTTGCTCTTCATGAGGAGGTCCGACCTGCAGAGGGCAAATGTCTCGGGGTTCACCTCCTGGCCGAAGAGGAACACCTGGGCGTTCGGGTTGACCTCCTGGATTCGCTCCTTGGCGATGGTGAGCATTCCGCCCGACCCACAGCACGGATCATAGACAGTGCGGGAGATGTGGTTCCGGCTCAGGGCGTCCTGGTCTTGGGCGAGGATCAGGTTCACCATCAGCCGAATGACTTCGCGAGGAGTGAAGTGCTCTCCGGGGTTTTCGTTCAGCGCTTCGTTGAACTTGCGGACGAGCTCCTCGAAGACGTAGCCCATCTCCAGATTCGAGACGGTATCGGGGTGGAGGTCTACATTCTTGAACCGCTCCATGACCAGGAACAGCAGCCCGGCCTCATGGAGCTTGGCGATGGTGTTGTTGAAGTCGAACTTCTCAAGCACCTCCCTCATATTCTCGCTGAAGCCGTTGATGTAGGCGCGGAGGTTATGGGCAAGGTGCGGGGCGTCATCGAGAAGCGTCTCGAAGGAGTAGCGCGAGGTGTTGTAGAACGCGAACCCGGAGGCCCGGCAGAGCTGCCGATAGGGGTTTTCCAGCTTGTCGCGCAACTCAACGCATCGCCGCAGCACTCTCTCCTTCGTCGGTGCAAGCACGCAGTCGATGCGGCGCAGGACGGTGAACGGCAGGATGACGTCCTGGTACTTACCCCGCTTGAAGCTGTCGCGGAGCAGGTCAGCGATGCCCCAGATGAAGCTGACTTGCTGCTGAAAGTTGTTCACGAGAGAAGCGCTTCCTTGGAGTGAATCCAGCCCCTTCTCCCGCAAGCAATGCGGGATGGTCCGGTGAGTTACAATAGAGCAGCTTGTAGGTTCCCTTGTCAAGGTTCGACCTCCCGTTGCAGTCAACCTGCCTGAGGGCAAAGCGGCCGAGCCGAGGCAACGGGGGGAGGAGCGCCTGGATGGCGGTCGCCCCGCTCGGACCTACGTGGTGGGCACGTCGCAGCCCGATCAGTCGGCGGACGCGCAGGCTCGTGCCACTGGCAACGCCCGGCCCAGGCTACTCTGTCTGCTCTCCGCCCCCCGCCTCGCTCTCCTGCCAACGCTGCAGGCTGGTGCCCGGCTCGTAGCCAGCGTCGATCTGTCCCTTGTAGACGAGTAAGATGTCCTTGAGCAGCTTCGCCAGGCTCATGCCGTGGCTCTCCGACAGCGCCCGCATCCTCTCGGCGAAGTGGCCCCGAATCGCCACCGTCAGCAGGTCAGCGTGCACACGTTGCCGCGAACGGCGCGCCACGCGCCCCTGTGTGCGGCTTTCGGCCCCGGCCTGCGGCTGTGCCTCGGCTGCCTGCGATTCGCGCCGCTGTCGGCGCGTCTGTGCGCCTCGTTGCGCCGCTTCCCGTCGGCGCTGGCGCTGCTCCTCCAGGTGGGCTTCCGCCCGCTCTGCTACTGCTTCTCGCTGCCTTCGTCTCGGCATTCTGCTGTCTCCTTTTTCCAGTCGCGTTCCGCTCTCCCAAGGACGTCTTCTATCTTCTCGATGACGTCCGGTGGAGGCGGTTTGAAGACCGCGTACACGGCCTTGTATATGGCATCCCGAATGCGTCGCCACAAGGCGTCATCGGGGTGCTGCTTGTCCTCCCCCTGGTTGTCGCCGCCCATCGGATCCACCCACAACATCACTCTCCTAACCTCCTGGCCACCTCGATGAGCGAGGCGGCACGGCTGACGCTGTGCCAGCCCCACTCGAAGCGCTTCTGCTTCTGGACGGTGCGGCTGGTGAGCTTCCAGCGATGCACGCCGTCCGGGTGCAGCATGTAGCTGTGCTTCTGACCCTCTTTGCGGCTGTAGCCCTTGCTGAGCAGGTGCCGCTCGATCCGTTCCTTTGCCTGGATACTGGTCATCGGTTCCCCCTCACTTCAATCCTCTGGCGCTTCAGCGCGGCAGCAATCTGCGACACGTGCTCCTCCCCGAGAAGAGACCTCAAGCCCGGTTCCACCTCCAGCCACTCCTCCAAGGTCACCCCGTCGCCCATGTGCCAGCGCGTGAGCAGCCGGTACTTCTCGGCGCAGAGCTGCCAGTTGAGCACGGAGATTGCCGGGTCCAGCGCCGCCATCGCCATCTGCGGGTTGTCGGCCGGGTCATAGAGGGCGACCCGGCTGATGGCCTCGGTCGGAATCGTCCCGGCGTAAGCGCAGGTCCCCAGGGCTTGCAGGGACTCCCTCCAAAGCCCGTCCCATCGCCCAAGCGACAACACCATGCGGTTGAGGTCAGCCCAGGACATCTCGCGGCAACTCGGTTCCTGTCGTTTGAGCACTTGGGCGATGAAGTCTTCATCAGGTCGCAGCAGGCGCTCGTCCAGGGCAGCCGGCCTCACCTCCACCAGCGCGTGCCGTTCGCCTTCTGCCGCGGCTGCGGCCGCGAAATAGGGTGCGTATCCCTCGGCCAGGTATACTCGGTCAGGGGCCGACGGCACGGTGCCCCATGTGCTTGGCCGCTCGCCGCGGCGCGGCATGATTCCGTCCTGCAGAATCACCTTCACCGCGCCCTCCGTTGTCCCGTGATACAGAAACTCTCGCATCACAGGCCCTCCCATGTCAGGTCGGCCGTGGCTTCCAGGCGATAGACCACGCCCGGCTCGACCCCTGCGAAGCTCGCCAGCAGGCCCGCCTCGCACAGCGCCTTCTCCGCTATCTCCTCCGTGGACGCCCACCAGACAGCGGGCATATCCTCGACGCGAAAGGCAACCAAGGGCATCTCCCCGTTGGTCCAGGCGAGCATCGCGTGGGCAGTGCCGTTGATGGCGAGCACCGACTGCTTACCGCCGAGCGCCAGGCACACGTCCGGCCCGTCAGCCTCGCCATATCGGTCGAGAGCCTGCGCCAGAATCTCCGAGTCGCACTGTGACTTGAGCCGAAGGCCGAGCACCGCTGCCTTGCGTTCGTGCAGCGGGATGAAACCGTTATGCACGAGTGCCCAATCGCCAGCCAGGTGGGGATGGTTGTTGCCGTTGACGGCGGGCGCCCCGGTGGTGGCGAGGCGCGTGTGGCCGATTGCCATGACCACGCTCCTGCGCCGCAGCGCCGCGAAGTCTTTGCCCAGGAAGAGGTGGCGCGCCGGCCCCGGTTGCCGCTGCCAGAGGAGCTCGCCGCCAGAGGTGAGCGCGGCAAAGCCGGCCGCGTCTGTCCCTCGCTCCTCGGAGGCAATCGCCAGCTCCACCATGAGCCGGTGGGCGAGCACCCACTCGCGTCTGGTCAGGCTGCCTGCGAACCCGAAGACACCGCACATCTCACGTCTCCAGCATATCCGCGATAAACTGGACGGCCTCGGCAACCTCCGCCAGCCCGTAGGCGCCTGGCTGAATGCTCAGGGGATATGGGTTGCTCAAGCTTTCCTCATCGAAATCAGGGATGACAAGGTCGCGTCCACCGACTGCCCGGAGCTGCTCGGCTGCCTCTCGAAGCAGGGTCACAACAGTCTTTGTCATGTTCTTTTCCTCCTCGCATCATCGGGCGTCCGCCCGGTCGTACTTGCGGGCGAGTCTTTTCAGTTCGCGCTTCACCGGCTTCAGGTCAGCCAGGTCAGCAATCCATCCTGCCATCTCGACCTGAGGCTTGCCCACGTCCCGGCGGCCCAGCGTCCATCCCGCCAGGTAGAAGAACCGGTTGAGTTCCCGCAGGCCCTTGCCTCTCACGTGGTAGGTGCGCTCACTCGCCAGCGCGTCCCAATCCATCTTCGCGGTCTCGGTGGCCCGCTCGCACAGCGCGAGCGCCATCTGGATGTGGGCCACCATCTTCGTCCACTCGACCGTTCCGGCTCCGTGGCGGAACTCGACCGTGGCCTTGCGCGTGAACAGGTTGGTCAGGTTCAGCGTGTGATAACGAGCGAGTCCGTAGACTGCATCCTGGAGGGCTTCTCGCTTGCGAGTATCGGGAGCGCGGCGCACCCTGTCGGCTGCGTTCTTTTGCGCCTTGATGCTGCGGGCGTAGCCGCCGTTCTCTCGGCGGTGGGTTCCGGTCGAGGCGTAGAGTGCCGTCTCGTGCATCGCCACGTGGTAGAGGAGCTTGGCCACCCACTCGGCGACCTTTGCGAAACCGTCCCCGGCGACGGCCTCGGCTGAGCAGTGCACGTGGAGCCCCGCTGTGGTATTCACGACTGCCCCCAGACCCTTGAGCGTCTGCGCCACTTGCTTGACCTGCTCGATGCCGGCCCGCCCCTGGAGTATCGGGCTCACAACCTCGACGGGCACGTAACCGCTGCGGTCGGTGCGCAGGCTGCCGTCTCGCTCGGCCGTCCACCCCTGGGGGAAGGGCGAGGGGAGCGGGTGGCCGTGGTGGTAGGAGCCGATGCTGATGCCCAACTCGTTGATCGCCCGGTCGGGCAGGAAGCACTCGATCTCCACTCCCCACCGGTAGGTTTCCGCCTTGCTGCTCGCTATCTGCGTCTGTGCCATCCTTTGCCTCGCTATCACACGCCTGTTTGCGTCGCCATTCACATTCATGCCTCAAACGCGGCCGGAATGCAAGGTCCAAATGAGTGGTTTCTTGGCGAGGTGAGGCAGAAAGAAAGACCCCGCCGCGGCTGAGCGGGGCCTGTCCTGCCGATTCTGCCGCGGCTGCCCTACTCGGTGAGCGCGTCGAGCCCCCACACGAACACCGGCAGGCCCTCGGTGAAGCGCGCCTGCTCCTCCGGCGAGAGTCGACTCAGCCACCGCTGCACGCCGGGATCATCCAGGATAGCGGCCGAGGCCGGCTGGTACGACTCGCTGGTGGTTGAAGGATCGCTTGCGCGGATGCCCTTCAGGTTCTCCCAGAGAGTTCCCAACCGGATGGCCAGATACAGGTATTTCATCCACGTCCACACGGTCAATCACCTCCTTTCTTCTCTTCGTTCGTCACCCCAGCAAGGCCGGGGTGTAAAGCTCCTGCACTTTGGATGCGAGATTGAACGAGGGTCGCACCGGCCCGATGGTCACTCCGTAGCGGCTGCCCCGCGCTTCTAGGAGATAGCCGTTGCCGAGCGAGATCGCCACGTGGCCGATGTTGTATGGCTTGCGCGGGTACGCGGAGGCCGACTGGATGAAGAGCAGAGCACCAGGCAGTTTCACCCCATCGGCGAATGGAATTGAGCGCGACCGCTCCCACTGGAAGCCAGCGCCGTCGAAGACATTGATCGGAGTGACTCGGCCCTTCGAATCGGTCACCTGTTCCACGCCGACTTGCGCGAGCAGATGCTGCACTAGCTCTGAGCAGTCCCAGCTCTTGAGCGACTCTTCAGGCGCGCCCTCGCTCCCGAGCACATAGGGCTTGCCGACTTCTTTGAGGGCAAGCACCAGGAGGTGCGCAGCCTTCGTCGGCCGCCAGGGCTTCATCGCTGATCACCATTGAGCCGCCGGCACACCTGCTCCAGTCCGTCCTTCACCTGGAGCAGGGCCTCGGTCGTATGGCGCGCGTGATTGATGACGAAGTCATTATGTTCCTTTCGCATCTCCTGGCGCTCGCGGCGGCTCTCCTTGAGTTCCTCGATGAAGGCGCGGATGACCGGCACCATCACGGCCAGGATGATGACTGCCACCAGGCCCGTCGCCCCGTACTTCAGATACTCGCCCATTGCGCTACCCCACCGCGTCGAGATAGACAGTCAGGTTGCAGTTCGCGCCCGCGGCCTTCGCCTGCACGCGGAGCCAGCGATCCACCTTCGTCGTGCGGTAGGCAGCGCTCGCGCCGGCTGCCAGAGTGGGAATCCCGGTTCCGGTCAGATCTTCGGTGAGCCAGGGGCCGCTGGCCGTCGGCCCGATCTCGACCTTCGCGTCCGCCAGCGCCGCGCCGCCAGCGGCATTGCTGAAGGTCACGGTCTTCATGGGATACTCGCCCAGGTCACGCGGCGGCAGGATGACCTCCAGCGCGGCCTGCGAGACCCCGTTCTTCGTGACGCTCTCGTGATAGGTGGGCATGACTTGCTACCTCCTCCGTCTTCGGATCAGCGTTGTGATGTCCGGCAGGTTGTCCGCGAGGGCCTGAAGGGTCGCGCTTGCCTCGTTGCTGTAGGCGCTGTTGCCGTAGTCGTTGTAGGCCCTGACGCGGTAGTAGTAAGTGCCAGGCGAGACGCCCTCGTCCGCGTAAGAAGTCGCGTTCTGCCCGGCCGTGCCGATCTGGGAATAAGAGCCGCCTTCCGGTTTGCGCTCGACCTTGTAGCCGGTCTCGTCGGTTGCGTTGTCTGTCCACGCCAGGTCGACCGTTGTGCCCGACGTCGTGGCGGAGAGGCCGGTGGGCGCGGCCTGAATCGCGGTGCCACTGGCCTCGTTGCTCCATGCCGAATCGCCGTCCGCGTTGTAGGCGCAGACCCGGTAGTAGTAAGTCGCGTTGCCGACGACCGTCGTGTCCGAGTAAGTGGTGACGTTCGGCCCCACCGTATCGATTTGGCTCCAGGTGCCGCCTGCCCCCAACTTGCGCTGTATCTTGAAGCCCGTCTCATTGTTGGAGTTGTCAGTCCAGGCGAGGTCGATCCGGTTCGCGCCGTTGGGCGCTGCCGAGAGACCGGAGGGAGCCGTCGGCGGAGCGACGTAGTCAACCACCAGGGCGGGCTTGTAGCCGTCGCTCGCCTGATCGTCGGTCTCGTAGTAACTCCACGTGTTTATCGAACCGCTTTCTGTCTCGCACTTCAGGATGATCCCGCAGTTCGGATACGTGCCGTTCAGCCAGTCCTTGAGCAACTGCGTGATGTCGAAGTAGTCGGTGCCCCAGCCACTCGGATTGTCAGGGCTGGAGACAGTGATCAGCGCGGGCGAGGCGAAGTCGCCGCCTGCTGCCCCCCAGGGTGTACCAGTCTGCCGGTTGTTCCAAGTGACCTGCGCTTCGACCCACGCGGCGGTGAGACGGTGGCACGCGATATTGAAGGCGGCGTCGCTGTGGTTATTGAGAGATCCGTCGAAGCTCACGCGCAGGCGCGCCTGGACGATCTGGGACGCCTGCTGCGGGATGAGCTGCGCCAGGTCGAGCTCGACCAGGTGACGCTTCGTCCAGTTCGCGCTGGCCGAGTTGTAGTGCACCCCTCCGGGCGTGATGTTGCCATAGTTGCTGTTGGCGTTCGCGCCGCCTGCGATCTTGCAGCACTTTGTTGACAGCAGGATCTGCTGGCTTGCCACTCTACACTCCCGTCTGGCGGACCGGGCCGAGCATGGCGATGGGCTTTCCGGTCTTGCCGCTCACCATCAGAGCCACGCTCTGTCCGTCCATCGCCTGCGCGTCCCCGGCGGCCGGCACTTCATACTCGCTGCCTGCGACCTGCACACGATAGCGACCGCCGCCGACGTAACCCGCCACCGTCCCGATGACCGCGCGGTCGCCTTTCTGAGCGAGACGCTTGATTGCCGAATAGAGTCTGCTCACTCGGGTGTCCACTCCACGGCCCCGTGGTAGCCGTCCCAGTCAATGAAGAGTCCCCAGAGTTTCGGGTCAGGGACGCGGTTCGGCGCCGTCCACCAGGAGATGCTCGCACCCGCGGTCGGCAAGTCATCGCTGCCGCTCTCTACCTCACCCTCATCCACGTTGAAGATGTGGCAGTAGTCGTTGAAGCCGCCGCCGTGCATGACCAGGACTTCCTCTTCCTCGTCCCAGGAAAGGCGCGGCGGCTCCTCGCTGTAAGGCCAACCTTCGCCTGCAAGCACCGGGCTGCCCATGCTGACGCCATCATCGCTCACGAAGAGTGGAGCGTAATACCACTCATCCGGGGCGGGATAACTGCCTGCCTCCAGGTAACACAGGTGCGGCTCGCCGTCGTGGAGCAGGATGGTTCCCAGGCGAAAATTGCGGCCGCTCTCGATGACCAGGTTGACTTCGCTGCCCCAGATGCCGCCGGTGGTGCGCCGCCGCGCAGACAGGCCCCAGGAAGTGTTCTGGTAGACGACCGCCGCCAGTCCGTTGCCCAAGGCGACGACGCCGCAGCGATCTCCCAACCACGACCAGGGATACCAGCCGAAGACCTCCTCCCACGTCACGCCGCTCGCCCACGAGCGCGGCGCGTTCGAGCGCCCCACAGCCAGGCAGCGATAGGACTGGTTCGTGGGATTGTTGGGTGGAGGCGCGCCGATGGAGTCACCCGTATCGTCCACCCACTCCTGGTCGTTCTGGTTGTTGCTGATAGTGTGCACCAGGCCATAGACGCTGCCGCCGGCCTGGGTTCGGTAGATGCGGCGAGCGGTGGTGCCCGGTGGCCCTTGATCAACGTTCCAGATGCGAGTGCGCTTGGCAGGCAGCGTGTTCGTGGTGGGAGGCTGCGGCCCGCTGGATACCGGACTGAATACCTCAATGTAGTCGGTGTTCCAGTCGGGCTGGGTGTGGATCAGATAGTAGGGGCCGCCGGCCGAGGTCGCATAGTAGACCTTGCGCCCGCCGTTGCGCAGTGAACGCGGGATCGCCATGCGAATGGAGCGATTGCTGGTGAGAAGGTTGTAGGCTCCGTAGTTGCCGGGCGTCGTCTCGCCGTCACCGGAGGTGCCGTCGCTCTTATAGAAGGTCACCTTGAAGTAGTGGTAGCCGGCCTGGAATGTCCCGACGTTCGGGTTGGAGAACTGACTCGGCGCGCCGGGAACAGAAGCCTGCGCGCGAGTCGTCACCTGCCGATAGTAACCGCATCCCAGCTCGCTGCTCGCCGACTGGTAAGCGAGCGCATAGCGGTAGTTGCCAACCAGGAGATCATCACCGTAGAGCAAGTCCACCGCGGGCGTCTGCACGGTCACCTTTGGCGAAGTGACGAGCCAGAGATAGCCATCCGGGGCGACCTCCAGGCCGTTGTAGTCCGGCGTGTAGCCCGGGCCGAAGCCATCCACGTATGGCAGACCGAGATCAACCGGCGAGTCCAGGCTGAGCGCTCCGGTATCGGGGTTGATCGTTCCCTTCACTCCCTGGAGCGCGTTCGCGGTCTGCTGCCCCGCCTCCCAGAGGAACTGGCGGTGCCACCAGGCGAACAGACTGTCCTGATCGTCCACCAGCAGGCAGGGGGTTCTCCAGCCCGGGCCGCTGGTGCGGTAGTAGGGATCGCCGATGTACGGGAAGTCGATGTGTGCCTTGCTTGCCCAGCCGGACGGCGAGAGCAGGTTATCCTTGTCGCCGCGATAGAAATGTAGGCGGAACACATCGCCCACTGACTCGCACACCGCGGTCCAGGCGTGCCCCTTGCTGTCGGCGGCGCAGCAGGGAGCGGAGTTGTCATACTGACCGTTGTCGAAGCTGGCGGTGATGACGCGGCCCCACGCGCCCGTCCAGGTCGGTAGCGCCTTTCCCGATGGGAGAACCAGCGGCGGCCGAGGTCGAATGCTGCGAGCAGTCACCAGTGTGGCCCGGTCGAGGCGCAGCCAGGCAACGCGCTCGCCGACGGCGGGCGAAGCATTGCCGGCCACCAGCACCCGCTCCCGGCGGTTCTCCAGGCGCACCTCGCCGGGGCCGAGCGCCTGCGTAACCCTGCCCCAGCCGCAGGTGCGGTGGGCTGACAGGACGCCCTGCACTATAGAGGAGAGCCGACTCACGAATCCCTCCAGCATTCGAACTCCACGTCGTGCGCCCACACGGCCTCGCCCTCGTCAAAGTGCGTGCGAATCCCAGTGATGATCGCGTCTGCGAGATCAGGGCAGTCACCCGGCAGGTTGGTGAGAGTCACCTTCTGGCCCTTGCGGTAGGAGAACGGGCGCGGCCAGAACAGGCTGACCGCGTAGAGCCACTTGCCGCTCTCCGCAGCCAGGTCATCGGCGATTTGCTGACAGGTGCTGCTGCCCACCAGGTTCTCGTTGCGGTAGACGCGCGGCATGCTGCCGCCGCCGTTTGCGCTGCCCTGGTACTGCGACGTGTATTCAGTCTTCTTCAGGTTGTCTGGAGCCGAGCCGTCCGGCTTCTCGTCCCACTTGCCCTCCGGGTCGGGAGCCTGGCGCACGCTCGACTGAAGGACACCCGGCGCTTGCTCCCACTTCGGGAAGCCCTTCTTCACCGTCTCGCTGCCGTCGGCGGCGACCTTCAACTCCGTGGTGACTGTGCGCACATCGGTCGGCGTGACTTGCTCGAAGCGAGTCACCACGTGGCTGGTCTTCTTCAGGGTCCCGTCGTCCTGGTACTCGCTGGTGCGCTCGTCTCGCAGCACCAGCCGCCACTGGCTGTCATAGCCGAAGCTGATCTTCTTACGAGAGCGCTTCGGCTTGTCGGTGTGCAGGTCGCGCTCCTCCAGCACTCGGCTTTCGAGCAGCACGCGGCCCAGCCAGTTGCCCTCCGCGTCGGTCACATCTTGGTACGTGAGATCTTCAGTCTCCCTGGTGATCGTCACGAACTCGCCGCTGCCCTGGACGATGCCAGTCTCCACTACCCGGTGAGTCGGCGAGTCCTCCGTGATGCGCACACTCGCCTGCGGCTCGCCCTCCCCAGTGTCGCCGGAGCCGGTCTTGGACTGCTTGGTCTGGTGCTCGTAGGTTGTGAGATAGACGTAGGTGGCGCCGTAGACCTTGACCTCGCCCACGGAAGGGCACCGGGCGCGACGAATGCTCCTGACCTGACCGAGGGAGCAGTCAATCGTCCCTTCGTTCGGGCCATTGCCGCGCCGCCGCACCACCACGTTCTCCCCGTCCACCCAGGCGTCCGCGTAGTAGCGACTGCTCGCTCGCAGCGGCTCCAGCAGCCGTCCAATGGCCTGGCTTGCTGACTCCTCCGGTTGGAGGGTGAACGTGGTGAGCGTGTAGTTGGGCGCGTCCCAGATGAGACCGAGGCCCACCCGCGCGGCGATGCTTTTCGCCAAACTGCGCGCCGAAGGGTAGGTGTACTCCTTGGGCTCGTCGTCCGGCCAGGTGCCGAAGCCATATCCCTCCTGCGCCCGCTCCTCGATCAGCAGCGCCGCTTTGTCCCGCCCGTGAATCCGCGCCCGCCAAGAGGATTCGGTTGCCTCCAGCGCGCACTCGTCCACGCGGAAGAGGCCGTAGTCGAGCAGCCCGGAGCCGTTCAGCCCCAGGCGCACGCGGATCAGGTCGCCCTGGTCGAGGGTGCGCCAGGCCTGCGCGACAGGCGAAGCCGGCGCGGCGGAGTCCTCCTCGACCAGGGAGAGGTCGAGCGAATCCGCGAGGTTCCCCAGGCGGGAGTCGATCTCACAGGTTATCGGTTTGACAGTGATCGCCATTTATAGGAAAGTCACCTCTGCCGTCGGCGCGAGCACTTTCGCTTGCGCTCCGGCCTCAAAGTCCTGGTTCACCACGTTGGCCAGCAGGAGCACCCCGTCGGCCACCTTCGGAGTCACGTTCGCTTCCAGCAGCACCGCATCTGTCACCCGGTCGTGGAACACCTGCACATCCAGGCGCACCTGGTCGGTCAGTCTGGGAATGACCGAAACCACGAGTTCGAGTTGGTCAGTCAGACCAGGCATCAGGCCTCCTCAAACTGCACGTAAGCGCGCCGGGGATTGCCGACCTGGGTCGTCCCTCCCGGCACGTTGTAGCGCATCCAGCAGGGAGCGTAGTCGCCCACGGCCATGCTGCCGATGGTGATATTGGCGGTCTGCCAGGTCCCCGGCGAGCCAGAAGTGTTGAGCGTGGGAGCATTGGCACCCAGGCTCACATCGGGAATCTGATCGAGATAGGAAGTCTCCGTGTTGTTGTTGATGGTGGTCACCAGCTTCTTCTGCCCGCCGCCTACCGCCGAGCGATAAATCTTGCGGGCCGTCGTTCCCGATGGCCCGATGGGGATGTTGCTGAGCTGCACGCGCTGGTTGCCCGAAGTGGTGGTGATCTCCGCCTGCGTCCCTGGGATGGTCTCGCCGTTCGCAGTCACGAAGGTGATGGCGTACTGGTAGAGGCCGATGCCGAGTTCGGTTCCTGCGGCAAGCGCCAGAGTTGGCGCGCCCGGCGGAGTCAGAGGACTGTCCGGGGAGATCTCCAGGAAGTTCAGGCCATCGTTTGCCCCGCTCTGCACCCGGCGGAAGCGGCAGTTCTGAAGCGTTTCGGATGCGGTGGACGAGTTCTTCCACCAGATGCGCCGCGGCGTGGTCTGCGCGCCGTCGAGGACGCTCCCCTCATCATAGGAGCTCTGAGCGGGCGTTACCCCGTTGCTTTCGTACTTCGTGACCTGCTTCGCCATCGTCTCCCTCTCTCACATTGCCCGCGTTTCGCCGCACGTTGCCCTGTGTGCGGCGGTTCACCCGTCAGACGACCACCTGCACCACATCCAGGAGCATCTCCACGCGGTACGCATCGTGGCCCCGAATGCGCTCCGGATTCAGCGCCCGAAAGAAAACTCGGTATTCATGCCCCTTGTGATCAAGCCACTTCCAGACCTGGGCGGTCACCGCGAACTTGGCCTTGAACGCGTCAAGCGTCGCCTGCGTCATCCAGTCCGTCCGCAGCCTGATCTGTCGGTCAACATCCTTCGCCCCGAAGTCCTGCCAGACGCGGCTGCCGCCGAAGGTGGCGTGGGAGGAGGCCCGTCTCTCCGCCGGCCCGTCGTCATAGGACACCGAGTCCTCGTCCAGGTAAGTCTTCTCGGTATCGTCAGGCTTGCTCATGTAACAGGCGGCCACTTCTCAGTCCCTCGCGTAGGTGTGTTCGCGCTCCAGCATCTCCGCCAGTTGATCGGCGATGCGGCTGATGTCCGTCCCTGCGGTGACCTGCCGCCCGCCGATATAGAAGTTGTAGGTGCGCGGTGCGCCCTGCGCCGGACCCGGTAGCCCGCCCGTCGCCAAGGCAGGCTGCAACTTCACCGAAGCCAGTGCCTGGAGCCGCTGCTGGAGAGCATCGAAGACCTGCTGAGCGACCTGGACGATTTGACCACCGGTCTGCGATAGCTGGTCGCGCAGCGTCTTCTGCTCAGTCTCGATCTGCTTGAGCGTCTCCGCGTGCTGGCGCTGGCGCTCCTCAAATGCCGTCCGGTCCTGGGCCGCCAGTTCATCCTTCGCTCGCTTCATCTCCGCGAAGGTCGACTCCAGAGCCGCGGTCGCCGCGGGCTCAGGCATTTCTCCGGCTTGCGCCATCTCCAGGATCAGTTGGCGCTCGCGCTCCAGGGAATCCAGGCGCTCCTGCGCGCTGAGCTGTTCTTCGGCGCGTCGCTGCTGCAACGCGGCAAGCTCGTCGGCCGCGATGCGGGCCATTGTCTGCTGGTCTTCCTCGCCCGTGATGCGCGCCAGGTCGCGGCGATGCTGGAAGGTGAGGTCGATCAGGGACATTTCGTAGGCATGCAGGCGAGTGCGCTGCTCCAGTTCCTCCTGCGCCCACTGCTTGCGCTCATTCGCGAGCTTCTTTTCGTCCGCCGTCAACTCGCGCTGCATGCGCTGGCGCTCGGAGAAGATGGTCTGGGCCAGGCGGAGTTCCTCCTGCTGAAAGAGACGGCTCTGGCCAGCGTCTGCCCGCGCAGCATTGACCTGGCGAATCAGCTCGAGAACCCGAGAGAGCTGCGAGAGATATTCGCCCGTCTGCAGTCGGTCGGCCTGGCGCATCCCCTCCACCGCGGCAATCCAGGCCGAAACGATGGCCTCCGCGCCTTGCTCGAAGATGCGAGCCCTCTCTGTCGCTTCCTGCTTGGCGAGTTCGGCTGTCTTCGCCGCGAGGAATTGCTTCCGCGCGAGTTCGGCCTTCGTCGCATCCTCGCCCGCGGCGATCAACTGATTCTTGATCACCTCGGCTTCCGACTGGATCTGCTGGAGGCGGACGCGGTGGATGCGCTCTCGTGCGCCAGCGATCTGATCTTCGTGGCCGATCAGCGCCTCGACGAGCTTCTGCTCGGCCTGGAGGACCATGTCCTTGCGCTCCCGCTCGTAGGCGGCGATGGCGGCAAGGCGATACTGCCTGGCCGCTTCCTCCGCTTCCTCGCCTCGTCCGGCGGCCAGGTACTTCTCCTTGACTGCCTGCGCCTCAAGTTCAATTTGGCGCATGCGGGCTTCGTGGTTTCGGCTCTGCAGTTCGAGCAGCTTGATCTCGGCTTCCTGGATGTCCTTGCTGGCTTCCCGCTCCGCTGCGGCCCGCGCTGCTGCCGCCCACCTGGCCGCCTGCGCCCTCGCCTCTTCGGGCTTCATCCCGGCCTGGGCCAGGTCTTTCTCCAGCGTCTGCGCCTCCTCGGCGATCTGCTTCAAGCGCGCCTCGTGCTCCTCGCCGCGGAAGCGCGCCAGTTCCTGCTCGATCTGCTTGAGCTTGGCGGTGCGTGCCTCCTGGCTCTGCTGGGCTTTCTCCGCTCCTTCCACGCGCTGCTTGTACTGGTTCATCTGGGCGAGGAAGCGATCCATATCCCGGGTGCGATAGCCGGCCCACTCCATCATCCGGCTCCAGAAGGAGGGCGTCTTGATCTCCTCCAGGCGCACCTTGACCTTGAAGGCGCGCCGGTCGAGATCGAGGAGCGTCTGGGAGAACTCCTTTCCCATGCGATCAGCCTCGGAGAACTGGCGATAGAGCAGAGTGAGGCCGACGGTGATCGCGGCGAATCCCAGCGCTCCGCCGCGCAGGCTGGAGAGGAGGGCCGCGCCTGCGGCCTTCGCTCCAGCTGCCAGCCTGCCGAGCGACAGTCCGGTCAGGTTGACCTGCACATTCGCGGCGGCCATGCTGGTCATCATCTGGCGCATCGCGCCGACCAGACCGCCGGAGAGAACCAAGGCCTCTTTCAAGTAAGCGTTGTAGAGGATGAAGGCGGCAGTGAGGGAAGCGAAGCCGGCCGCCAGCAGCGCCACTACCGCCAGGATAGCGCGCAGAGGCGCGGGAATGGCCTCGGCCATCTGCACCACGGTCTTCAGGACTTCTGCCAGCGCCTTTAGCACTGGCAGGAAAGCCGACCCCACCTGTACCGCAAAGGCGCGCATGCCGGCCCAGGTCTTTGCCCACTGCACCTGGAACGACTTGCTCTGCTCGGCGAAGGCGGCGGCAGACGCGCCGGTCGCCTGGGCCATCGCCTGCACGTCCTCGGAGAACTCTTTGCCCCCCTGCGACGCCAGAGCCAGTGCGCCGCGAAGGGCGCGCACATTCGGGAACAGCTCGGATAGGGATTCCGTCGCCACGCCGGAGCGCTGAGCTACCAGGGCCATGACTTCGGCGTCGGAGGCTCCCGCCTTCTGCATCGCGTCCAGATCGCCCGCGCCCAATTTCAGCGCGGCACCCATCTCCTGGATCACGCCGCCCAGCCCCTTGGCGGCGAGGTTAGTGGCGGTCAGTTGGATGCCGAGCTTGGAGGCGGCGGCCTTTGCCTGTTCCGTGGGAGAGATGAATGCAAGCAGCACCTGGTTCAAGGAGGTGACTGCTTCGGCCGGCACCACACCGGCGCGGGTCATGGTGGCGATTGCCGCGCCCACGTCCTCGATGGGAACCTTCGCCTGAGCGGCGGTGGAGACTACATCGCCGATGTTCTGGGCGAGTTCGCCGAAGGTGATCACGCCCCGCTCCACGGTCTTGAAGAGCACATCCGAAACCCGGCCCGCGTCATCCGCGCTCAAGCCATAGGCATTGAGGACAGCGGTGATCGCCCGGCTCGCGGTCGCAGTGTCAGTGATTCCTGCAGTAGCCGCGACGGCGGATGCCTCCAACACCTTCAGGCCCTCCGCGTCGTTGAAGCCCGAGGAGGCGATGTCGTAGAGACCGCGCGCCAGCACCTCGGGCGCTTGTCCCACCTTGCCCGAAAGCGCGAGCACGGATTCGGACAGCGCGCGGAAGGCCGGCTCGCTCTCCTTCAGGATGGAGTTCACGTTGCGCATCTCGGCCTCGAACTCGGCCGAGGCCTTCACCGCCAGACCCATCCCTCCAGCCACCGCCGCGCCGAAGCCGGCGAGCATCGCGCTGGCCTTCATCGCGGCGCCGCTGTATTGCTCCAGGAGAGAGTTGGCCTTCACCAGTCCCTCCCGGAAGTTCGTCATGTCCAGCCGCAGTTGCGCGGTGATCGCTCCGACGGTCATGGCAGCATCTCCCGCGCCTCTTCAAGGCGTGTCCGCGCCATGGCTACATAGGTCTCGTTGAGATCACATCCCGCGAAACGCCGCCCATGCTGGAGCGCCACCACGCCGGTCGTCCCGGCCCCGGCAAAAGGGTCGATCACCATCCCGGGCTCGCTGATACAGGCTGCTAGGTCGAATGCGTCCCAGTTCTCCTGCAGCCGCTCGCCCTTGCCCCGGCACCTGACGCAGGTCATCCGCGACTTGGGGTTGCGACCTATACCGGAGCACTCGGGGCAGGGCAGCATCGTGTCGGATGGCCAGCCGAAGCAGTCACAGGAGGGAACCAGCCCGATGGCTCTGTGCATGGAGTTCAGGTTGCTTCGCTTCTGCCAGGGAGCGCCACACCGGGCGCAGCACTTCTCGGGCGTGCCGGCCAGAATGCATGGCTCGATCAGCCGGGGCGGGAAAACGGCGAAGTGCGCTCCGGGGAATCCCTGCGTCGCCACTCGCCAGACGCTGCGCCTGTTGCGACCCAGGGGATTCGGCACGGCCAGTGTGCCCAGGGTGCTGCTAATCCGTCGCCGCTCGTCGCCATCCGGGAATCCCTTCCTGCGGCAGTTGCCACCAGGGGCCTTGCGGCCCAGGCTCACCGCCCGCTCGCGCACGGCGTCGGCATCGTAGAAGTAGTCAGCGGAGCGACTGAACAAGAAGATGAACTCGTGGCTGCGGGTGGGCCGACAGTTGACGCTCTCGGGCCGCGTGTTCGGCTTGTCCCACACAATGTCGGTGCACAACCGCCACCCATCCTCGCGCAGGCGAAAGGCCATCTCCCAGGGCGTTCCCGCAATCTGCTTATCCAGGAAGGAGTCGCCCAGGTTGAGCCAGAGAGTCCCGTCCTTCCTGAGCACGCGTCTGAGTTCCCGGAACACCTCCACCAGGTGCTCCACGTACATCTCGACCGTTGGCTCCTGTCCCAGGCAGCCAAGCCAGGCCCCACAGTGGACGCAGGTAGCGTCCTCGCGCCAGCGAGCGGCCTTCAGCCGCCGGACATTCCCCGGCCCCGGCTTGCAAAACGACTCGGTCGAGTGTTTGCCCGCCGTCTTCTCGGTGTAGTAGCGGCGCGTTTCCCATACATGGCCGCACTCGTCCTGCCCACCCCATGCCGTGGGAGGCACCTCGTAATCGCGCAGGCCCCAGTAGGGAGGCGAGGTGACGCAGCAGTGGACGCTTTCAGAGGGAAGTACCCGCAGCCACTGTCGGCAGTCTGCCTGTTCCACCTGTTCTGCGATCACGGTGCTCATGAGTTCTCAGGTCTGCCTCGACGCCTGTCCGTCAGCCCCAACGACCGGGCGATCTCCTCTGGCTCCGTCGGCCTGGATGCTCCGGCCTCCTTGCGCAGTCGGCGCACCACGGAGCGCAGCGCCTGGTAGGCCTTCTTGCCTCCCTGGGAGGCGGCGGCCGCGATGTAGGTCATCTCCGCTTCCTCAGCGAGGTGCAGGGCGCGTCGGCGGCGGATGCACTCCGCCCACACCAGCGCCTGCGCCGGAGTCACGTGCCAGAGGATGTAGTCGTGCGTCCATCCGTACTCGCTCTGCAGCAAGTCGAACGCGCCCGCCCAGCCCAGACTTACGGAATCGCCGTCGTCTTCGCTAACTGGAGGGCGCGCCCCACGTTTTTTCGGATGTCCGGGAGCTGGTTGACCTCCAGCGCGGCCGCAATGATCTGGGCCGCCTGCGCCAGGGTCAGGTGCTCGTCGAGGTAGGACTCCTCTATGCCGAAGAGCCGTTGGAACAGCCGCCCGACGGCCTCGCCGAGGATCGGGAAGATCGCCTCCAGGTGCTCGTCCGGCTTGGCCAGGTCAATCTCCGGATGCTCTCGCGCCACCCGCTGCGCTATTGCGCCGAGATCGGCGGCAATGCGCTTGAAGTCGCCGATCACCAGGGGGCGCACGATGATCTCGCGCTCGCCCACCTGGAAGCGGCGCTCCTGGGGCATCACGACTTCGTCTGGCGTCGGTGCCTTGATGTCTGTCTGTGTCATGCTCTTCGTTGCCTCCGCAAGTCTGTGACCGGGGACAGCCAGGCATGGCTACGAGCCGCGTGTCGCAGACACTCCATAGCCTCTGCTCCGCGAGCCTGCGTAGCGCTTCGCAGAGCAGGCTTGGCGACGGAGTGCGAAACCCGGCCGTTCCCTGGTTATCTGGTCATCTCCCTATGCCCGCCTACGACGGGCCGGGATGGCGGTCGCACAGCGACCTACCCACGCTCACGCTACGCGGTGTACTCCTCCCACCGTCCAACCTGGTCGCCGGCAGGCCGGCTGGTATCCGCGAGCACGGTGAGCTGGATGGGCAGGTCAACCTGCTCCTCCTTGCTCCAGGAAAGTGTGCCCGAGGCCAGCACCGCGCACCGGTAGAACGTCAGGGCGAACTTCTTCCCCGAACCGGCCGGCAGCACGAGCATCACCGACTTCTCGGTGATCGCCGTGTCGCCGCCGAAAGTCAGCCGGCGTCGCCCCGCCCCGAGGTCCTCAATGGAGGCGGAGATGCCCCAGACCTCCTTGATGTGCTCCAGGGTGACTTCCGCCAGCGGCACCGCGAGCGAGAAGGTCTCTCCCGCCTTGATGGTGCGTACCGGCAGCAGCGACTGGTCCACCTCGATCTCCGAGGTCTCGACGCCGTGCTCGATGTCGAGGGAGCCGTGGGTGTGCCCCAT